TCAGATGCTCTACCAACTGAGCTACGGAGAGATAACAATGATATTCTAATACAATCTATTTTTAAAATCAAGGAAAATCATTAAATTTCTTAAAAATCTATTGAAATATAAAAATGATTTTCTTTTTTATATACTGTAATAACTTCTTGATTATAAAACTTCTTTAAACTAATTAGATTATGAAACCAATCATCATTTGAATTATATTGAAAAAGAATATTTTGTTTTGTATCTACAATAATAAAATCATAAAAACTAAAATGTTGTAATAAATTTCTTAAAGTAATTTTTTCATCAAAAGCATCTGTTGATATTTCACCAATCCCTTTTAAAGTATACATTGCCATTTTTGATCACCTAAATCATATTATACGTTATTGTGTATATATTCACAATATTTTTGCAAGAATAATTCTATATAATTATACATATAAGGAGGACATAACAATGATTGATTATTCACCGTTATGGCATACAATGGAAGAAAAGCAGATTTCTCAATATGTTCTTCTAAAAAGTGGTATTGATCATAAAACTTTAGACAGATTAAAAAAGAATAGTAATATTACAGCTCTCACTCTTGAGAAATTATGTTTGATTCTTGATTGTCAACCTAATGATGTAATTACCTTTGTACAAAAATAGTTTTAATAAACTATTTTTATTTTACCTATATCATCTTATATCTTAAGCATATAAGTACTATAGGGAGGTGAACTATGCAAATCATTCGTAAAAAATACAACTGGGCTTCTCCATTGTTCAAAAGAAATAAAACAAATAGAATTATTTTGCATCATGCACAAGCAAAAACATGTAGTGTAGAAGATATCCATCAGTGGCATTTAAAAAAAGGTTGGAGTGGAATTGGATATCATTTCTTAGTAAGAAAAGATGGTACGATTTATCAAGGTAGACCTGAAGATACAATCGGGGCGCATGCTAAAGGTGCAAATCATGATTCAATCGGTATTTGTGCTGAAGGAGATTTCATGAAAGAAGAAATGAATCCTTTACAACTCAATGCCTTAATTGATTTAGTTTCTTATATAAAAAATAAATATCACCTTTCTAGCATTAAAAGACATAAAGATGTTGCTTCTACAGATTGCCCAGGAACCCATTTTCCATTTTCTACAATTATTTCTTCAAATCATATTGTTTTAGAAGATACTTGGTTGCAACGTTTAAATCAAGAAATTAAAAAACAAGGTTTTCGCACGTATCCTACTGTTAAAAGAGATGCCCAAGGAAAAATTACAAGACTCATTCAAGAACGCCTTAACTTTGTAGGATTCAACTTAAAAATTGATGGTATCTTTGGTATCAATACCGAAAAAGCTGTTAAGAAATTTCAAAATAATAGAAATTTAAAAGTAGATGGCATCGTTGGTAAAAAAACATGGTCTTATCTAATAAAAGGTATAAAAGTATAA